CCAAATTTAGCTGCATATACAAATAACGATCCAATTGCTGTCAAACAAGAAATCCTGCAGGAGATCAAAGTTGATAAAGAGAGATTGTTATTAGAAATAAAAATGTTAAAAGAGGGATAAGATGATAAAACAATTAAAAGATAATCTTGCTAGTATAGCAGCGTTAGTTGGTGCTTTAGTTGCAATTGGTGGTGGTTTCGTCAAGTATGGTGAAATTACAACTCGTTTAAATCAAATAGAGGCAAATCAAGGAGTTGATTTTGCACCTATCATAAAACAAATTGATGAAACAAAATCAAGTGTTAACGGAGTAGCAAAAAATGTTAAAGAAAATAAAGAGTCTATTTCAAAAACTGACACAAAAGCTAAAGTCAATAGTAAAGAAATAGAATTACTAAAATTACAAATAAAAGAAATTCAGATTAAATCAAATAATCCGTTAGGTGGTTAGTATGCCTAATGAAACAACGGACATAAAAGTAGAATTAGCAACTCTAAAACAAGAACTAGAGAATGTTAACTCTATTCAAGGTCGTTTAGATACTGCCATAGACAAACTAACAGATGTATCTACATCTATTAAGTCTATGTTGGCAGTACACGAAGAAAAAATCCAAAGACAAGAACAAGTTGACGAGATTATCTTTAAGAAATTAAAAGATAGAGATAGTGAAGTTGACGAGGTTTTTAGAGATATACAACGAGAGATTGACCAAGTTGAGAAAAGACTACTAATAGAAATCAAATCCTTGCGTAATGATATTGGTGGAAGAGTAGGAATGCTTGAGAAATATAGATGGATTATACTAGGTGGATTTATAGCACTAGGATGGGTTGTATCTAAAAACTTTATGCCATTTATTAAATTTATGAATGGGTTTTAGCGCTTGACTTTTTTGGGCATATATAGTATATTGATAATATGCTATGTCAAGTTATATTGATCTAAAATTTATTAATGATGTTTCTGGAAGACTAGAGCAGTTTAAAAAGAAAACTGACTATCTATTCAACTTTCGTTGTCCTCATTGTGGTGATTCGAAAAAATCTAAAACTAAAGCGAGAGCATATCTTTATAGAGTAAAAAATGATATGTTCTTTAAATGTCATAATTGTGGACAAGGACAAAATTTTGCCAATTTTTTAAAATTTGTAGACCCTACAATGTATTCACAATACATTTTAGAAAGATACAAAGGATCGGCACCTGCGACACCGACACCAAAGTTTGACTTTCAACCTGTCAAGTTTAAAGATCAAACAATACTAGATGATCTAAAATCTATATCTGATTTGCCTGAAGATCATCCCGCTAGATTATATGTTGTAAAAAGAAAGATACCTGAAAAGTATTTTGATATTTTATATCTATGTAATAAGTTTATGACTTTAGTTAACAAAGTAAAACCTAATACTTACAAAGTTATTAAAGATCATCCTAGACTTATTATACCGTTCTTTGACACAACAGGCAAGTTGTTTGCTTTTCAAGGCCGTGCTTTCGGAAAAGAACAACCAAAATATCTAACGGTAAAATTAGATGAAAAGAAACAAAAAATTTTTGGGCTTGAACGAGTCAACTTTACCAAACAGGTTAAGATCGTTGAAGGCCCGATTGATAGTCTTTTTATTAGCAATTGTGTTGCTGCTGCTGGGGCAGATTTATTATTAAAAAATAAAATACCTAATGAAAAAGTTACATACATATTTGATAACGAACCTAGAAATAAAGAGATTATAAAAAGAATGTATAATGTGATTGAAAAAAATTATAATATAGTTATATGGCCAGATGATATACAACTCAAAGATGTAAACGATATGATTATGAATGGTCTATCTCCTGCCGAAGTTGAAGATATTATAAGTAGAAACACTTACAACAAATTATCAGCACTAACAAAATTAAGTATATGGAAAAAAGTTTAAGGGGGAAATATGGTCGCACAAGAAACAATTAATGTAGTTAAAAGAGGAGACCGAGGTAAAGAACCTTTAAACATACAAAAGATACACGATATGGTAGAGTATGCCGTAGAAGATATAAAAGGTGTATCTGCTTCACAAGTAGAAATGCAAAGTGGTCTACAATTTTATGATGGTATGTCCACAGATGAAATTCAACAAATTTTAATTAAGTCAGCTGCAGATTTAATTTCACTAGAAACTCCTAACTATCAATATGTTGCCGCTAGATTATTACTTTATAGTTTAAGAAAACAAGTTATAGATAAACTTTGGGATCACCCACACTTATACGATCACACTAAAAAATGTATTGAGAAAGGTGTTTATGATTCTTCAATCTTAAACTTATATGAAAGAAAAGATTTTGATAGAATGGAGAACTGGATTAATCATAATAGAGATTATGATTTTACTTACGCAGGATTAAGACAAGTTATTGACAAGTATCTAGTACAAGATAGATCAAGTGGTGAAGTTTTTGAAACACCACAATTTATGTATATGATGATTTCGGCAACACTATTTGCAAAATACCCAAAAGAAAAAAGGATGAGTTATGTTAAAAAATATTATGACGCAATCTCTCAATTTAAAATCAATATACCAACGCCTGTTATGGCAGGTGTCCGAACACCTATCAAACAATACGCTTCGTGTGTGTTGGTGGATGTTGATGATACTTTACCTAGTATCTTTTCTAGTGATATGGCAATCGGAAGATATGTGGCACAAAGAGCAGGGATTGGGATTAATGCTGGTAGAATTAGAGGCATTAATAGTAGAATAAGAGGTGGTGAAGTACAACACACAGGTGTTATACCTTTTCTTAAAAAGTTTGAGGCAACCGTTAAATGTTGCACACAAAATGGTGTAAGAGGTGGATCAGCAACGGTACACTTTCCTATCTGGCACCAAGAAATAGAAGACATTATAGTTTTAAAAAACAATAAAGGTAGTGAAGATAATAGAGTTAGAAAATTAGATTACTCAATTCAATTATCAAAACTATTCTATGAAAGGTTTATCAATGATGAAGAAATATCATTATTTTCTCCGCACGAGGTACCTGAACTCTATGAAGCGTGGGGCACGCCAGAGTTTGACGAACTCTACGAAAGAACAGAAAGAAAAACAAGTGTCAAAAAAACAAAAGTCAAAGCGCAAGAATTAATATTTGATATATTAAAAGAAAGAGCAGAAACAGGTCGTATCTATATTATGAATATTGACCATTGTAATACTCACTCATCTTTTAAAGATAGAGTTTATATGTCAAATCTGTGCCAAGAAATTACTTTACCAACTGATCCTATACAACACATTGACCAAGAAGGTGAAATTGCATTATGTATTTTATCTGCTATCAATGTAGGATTAATTAATAAAAGAGATGAATTAGAACCATTATGTGATTTAGCAGTAAGGGCGTTAGATGAAATAATAGATCATCAAAAGTATCCTATAAACGCTGCTGAAATATCTACAAAGGCAAGAAGAAGTTTAGGTATCGGTTACATAGGTCTTGCACATTATCTTGCTAGAAAAGGATATAAGTATGACCAGAAAATGGCGTGGAGACAAGTAGATAAACTAACCGAGGCATTTCAATATTATCTTTTGAAAGCAAGTAATGAACTTGCAAAAGAAAAAGGTCAATGTGATTACTTTCATAGAACAAAATATTCCGATGGTATTCTTCCAATAGACACTTACAAAAAAGAAGTAGATGAGGTTGTAACCAGAAATCTAACTTACGATTGGGAGTGGTTAAGGAAAGAAATTAAAGAAAATGGGCTACGACATAGCACACTCTCAGCCCAAATGCCATCAGAATCCTCTAGTGTGGTTTCAAATGCTACAAACGGCATTGAACCACCTAGAGATTATTTAAGTGTTAAGAAAAGTAAGAAAGGTCCTTTAAAACAAATTGTTCCACAATATGCGACATTAAAGAATAATTATAGTTTGTTATGGGATATGAAAGAGAATGAAGGATATATAAATATCGTTGCAGTAATGCAGAAATATTTTGACCAGGCGATTAGTGGAAACTGGTCTTACAATCCTGAAAATTATGAAGATAATCAAGTGCCTGTATCAGTAATGGCACAAGATTTATTGACAACTTATAAGTTGGGTTGGAAGACTTCTTATTATCAAAATACATATGACGCCAAAAAAGATATTGACGAACCAGTACACCCTATTGGTTGGGTAGATGAAACAAAAGAAGAAAAAAAAGAAGAGGACGAGAATTGCGACTCGTGTACAATTTAAATGAAATCAGTTTTTAATAAAGATAAAGGTTTAGACGCTACAAAACAATCTATGTTTTTTGGTCCTGATTTAGCAGTACAAAGATATGATACAATGAAGTATCCTATTTTTGATAAGTTAACTCAACAACAATTAGGTTATTTTTGGAGACCTGAAGAAGTATCTTTACAGAAAGACAGAAACGATTACCAAGAATTAAGACCTGAACAAAAGTTTATCTTTACTTCTAATTTAAAATATCAAACAATGTTAGATAGTGTACAAGGTAGAGGACCTTGTCTAGCATTTTTACCTTTCTGTTCTTTACCTGAACTAGAAGGTGCTATAGTTGCTTGGGACTTTATGGAAACAATTCATAGTAGAAGTTATACATACATAATTAAAAACTTATATTCACAACCTAGTGATGTATTTGATACTATTATTGAAGATGAGAAGATTGAAAAGAGAAGTAAATCAGTTACAAAAACTTATGACGATTTAATTCAAATGGGTTATCAATGGGCAACAGATAAAAAAGTTGATCTGTATGAACTAAAGAAAAGATTATATCTTGCAATGGTAACGGTAAATATACTAGAGGGTTTAAGATTTTATGTATCATTTGCTTGTTCATTTGCTTTTGGTGAATTAAAGAAACTAGAAGGTTCTGCTAAGATTATATCATTTATTGCTAGAGATGAAAGTCAACACCTTGCAATGTCGCAAAGAATTATTAATAACTGGAAAGATTTTGAAAAAGATAAAGACTTTTTAAAGATTATAAAAGAAACAGAAAAAGAAGTTTATAAAATGTATGATGAAGCAGTACAAGAAGAAAAGCGTTGGGCAACTTACTTGTTTCAAAAAGGTTCTATGATAGGTTTATCAGAAAAATTATTACATCAATTTGTAGAGTATATGGCAAATAGAAGAATGAGAGGAATACAATTGACGCCAGCATACGATCAGAAAACAAATCCTTTACCGTGGATAGATCATTGGTTGAATAGTAAAGGAACTCAAAATGCACCACAAGAAACAGAAATAGAAAGTTATGTAATAGGTGGCATAAAACAAGATGTACAAAAAGATCAATTTAAAAAGTTTAAACTATAATGGAAAAATCAGAAAAACATTGTTCTAATTGCAATACTAAATATAGCGTAAGTTGGGATGAAGAAAAGACCGATATGGAACCTTGGACTTGTCCTTTCTGTGGATATGAAGTAGAGGATGAATTAGATGGCGAACCTGAAATACCAGAAGAGGCAGAGCACGATAGTTGGAATTGATTATAGTTTAACAAGCCCTTGCGTTTGTGTAAACAATGGTGATGATATTATGTTTTATTATTTAACAAAGAAAAAGAAACATCTAGGTAAGATTGCTAATAATATAATTGGCGAAGAACACCAAGAATACAATACACCCATAGAAAGATTTTCTAATATATCTAATTGGGTTATATCTAAATTACCAAAATCAATCAAAGTTTTTATAGAAGGATATTCCTTCGGTTCAAAAGGTCAAGCACTATTTCAAATTGCTGAAAATTGTGGTATATTAAAATATAGATTACAAGAATTAAATATACCTTATGATACTATTGTACCTAGTGTCGTTAAAAAAGGTGCAACAGGTAAAGGTAATGCTGATAAGGATATGATGTACGAAGCATTTTATAAAGAAACTAATATTGATTTGAAGAAATTATTTGATACTGATAAGGTAGGTAACCCTATATCAGATATTGCAGATAGTTATTTTATACAAAAGGTAGGTTATGAAAATAGCAATAGTAACTAGTCTTAACAGAAAACTTTACGATTATTACGCACATAGATTTTACTCTACATATAATTGGCCTTTTGATTGTTATATTTACCACGAGGGTTGGATACCTGAAATTGATCCTGAAAGACCTATCATACATAGAAATATACACGAAACAAATCCTACATTAAAAAACTTTGCAGATAGAAACGAGAATAGAAATCAGTTTAGTACAATAAGAGGTACTGATAACAGCGAGATAGTGTATGGTTTAGATTTTATAAAAGACGCAATACGATTTAGTTATAAGATATATGCAAAGACACATTTAATGCTAGAGGGTAATTATGATTATGTTTTTTGGGTTGACGCAGATGTTATATTTAAGAAACAACTTACTGAAGAAATTATTTTAAAAGATATATTACCAGTAGATCATACAATTTGTTATCTACATAGACCTGCCCCACCTTATTATCCTGAATGTGGTTTTGTAGGTTACAATCTAACAAATAAACACACACAAAAATTTGTAAAAGAATTAAGAAATTATTATGAACAAGATTTATTATTCAATGAAAAACAATGGCACGATTCATTTGTTTGGAATAGAGTAAGAGAAAAATACTTGTCAGGTCAACCACAACACGACTTAACAGGTAGAAGAAAAGATGGTCACGTATGGCCAGAGTCAAAGATCGCACCTTATACAGCACACTTAAAAGGTAAAAGAAAAAAGGATGCTGGTGTTGATGAACGAGATAAAGAAGTGAACAAGGAGTATTATGAAGGCAGGTAAAATATGGGGTCAAACTGAATTGATCCACGCTAATGGCGTATTAGAATTTCATAGAATAGAATATAAAAAGAATGTTGCGTGTTCAGTACACAAACATAAATTTAAATGGAACGGTTTCTTTGTAGAGTCAGGTAAGATGATGGTCAAAGTATGGCAAGAAGGCAAACAAGAAGGTCTAGTTGATGAAACTATTTTAAATGCAGGTGACTTTATGCAAGTTAAACCTGGTTTATATCATCAATTTATAGGACTACAAGACGGTGTAGCGTTTGAGTTATATTGGGCAGAATTTGACCACAATGACATAGAAAGAAAAACACAAGGTCAATTTGTAAACAAAGGAGTTAAATAATGACTAATTTATATATGGGTGGTGAAGACCTACCAGATGATTACACAGACGAAAATGGTGCTGAGTATAGTGTAGATACACAAGAAACAGATAAGACTTGGGAAAATGAATCAACTAGAGATACTAGTCCTATGGTCAGAATATCTTTAAAAGAATATAACGATTTAAGAGATCAAACTAAATATATTACAGACCCTACTTTGATTGGTGCAATAGATAAGATAGAGTTTTTTGTAAAAGAGTTAAGAAAACATATTGTTAGAAAATATTAATGGCATACGATTACGATTTAAACGCAAAACCTAAAACATCAAAAGAAGAACGAGATAGATTGATGAAAGAGTTTTTAGATAAAGGTGGCAAGATAGAAAAATGCGAACCTGGTTATCCTATTAATGTAGGTAGTTTAGATAAAAGTAAGAAACCATCTTGGACTAGAGAAGAAATTAAAAAAGGCGTAAAAGGTAATGCACCTATGCCTGATTTAAGTACATATAAACCAGGATCGTACCACGATTTTGATGTAGGTGGAGATAAACCACCTCGTTGGGAATATCAACCACCTAATAAAATGGCAGGTAAATAATGATAGATTATATTTTAAATAACGGCATATCACAACATTGGAATTTCTTTCCACAAGAAAAGTTTGACAAAATAGAAAGTGATTTAAAAAATTTAGACTATAAGGCAACTTATCAACCATCTACTAATAATTACGGAAATAGATTACAAGCATTTCCTTGTTATGAGAGTTATTACTTTGATGAAAATCCTTATATGAAAAGTAGATTAGAAGATTTGTTAAAAACAAAAATTATTGAATTTAAATCTCTTGCTAGAAAACGGTATTAGATGAAATAAGAGTATCGCCACAAGAGTTTGGTAAATATGGTTTGATACATAGAGATACAACCTATCAAACTTCAGTACCTAATGCTGGTACAGCAGGTGGTCAAAACTTAACAGATAGACCTATGATAGCAGGAATGATGTATTTTGACCAAGCATATAATGGTGGTACAGCATTTTTCTTTAATCAAATGGAAAAAGTGCCAGACATTTATATAAGTGCTGTTCCTAACAGATTAGTTTTATATAGTGGTGGTATATATCACGCACCTTGTTTTGATTATACATTTAAAGAAAGATTAACATTATCTATATTTTTTAAAGTGGAAGGTATGAAGTGATAAGAGTTTTTATAGGATATGATAATAATGAGAAAGTAGCATTTAGTACTTTGAGTCATAGTTTATTAAAACACTCAACTCAACCTATTGCAATTACACCTATAAGATTGGAAAATATAAAAGATATTTTTGTTAGAGAAAGATTAAAAATACAATCTACTGAATTTGCATTTAGTAGATTTTTAGTACCTTATCTTTGTAATTATTCAGGACACGCTATCTTTATGGATTGTGATATGTTAGCAAGAGCAGACATTAGTTTATTATGGCGACAAAGAACTACGAAGTATGCTGTTCAATGTGTACAACACGATTACACACCTAATAGTACGGTTAAGTTTTTAAATCAACCACAAACACCTTACCCTAAAAAGAATTGGTCTAGTATGATGATATTTAATAATGCTAAATGCACAGCACTTACACCTGATTATGTCAATAGTGCTACAGGATTAGAACTTCATCAATTTAAATGGTTAGAGAATGACAATTTAGTAGGTAAGATAGACGAAGAATGGAATTGGTTGGTA